CTATGCCTGCAAACATGAGAGCTTCGGGCGTTACAGGCAGTTCTGCTATGACAAGAAAGTTGGGGAAGAACAAGCAGAATACAGAACAATTTTCGTTCCGATGTCGCAAGTCGGGGGAGGTTCAAAATAGTATGTTAAACAAAATCAAATCCTTTGGAAAAAAAGTTCTTGGCGTTTGTGCTGTTGGTGCTATTGCTGCCCAAAATGCAACAGCAGCAGCAGTGGTAACACTTCCTACAGATGCTAAAACGGATTTATCCGATACTGTGACCCAAAATTTCCCTACAATTATTGGCGTTATAGTAATAATCATAGCCTGTGGCTTGCTGATTAAGCTGTTGAGGAAACTCTAATGCTTTTTTCTTTCCCCAGCTTTCGCTACTCTCGTATTAAATTCCGAATGTCGTTTAATGCAGGAGTAGCTTTTTTTATTCTAATGCTTTTTTCTACAAATTCTTTTTCCGACTTTAGTTTTTTTGTTTCGGGTTCTTCTACGGTGCCGTCTCGAGTTTCAATTATTGGTAATTGGTTTTCTTTGAATTGTTCTTATTCTGTATCTCTTGATAGTATTAGAGTATGTTTAAATAGTATTTCTCCTTCTTATAATTTTACGCCTAAATGTCAATCTATTGGTAAACCTTCTGCTGATTTTACCCTTTCTTCTGTTAATACTTTTCTAAGTGTTAATGGCAGTGGTAGTTATTCTCAGGAAGTTTGTGTTGAAGGCGTTGGCTGTTCTCATGAATCGCGTTCCTGTAGCATTAGTTCTTCTTTTGACACTACTTCTTTTGCTTGGAATCGTCATTTTTCTTTCTCAACTCCTTGCGATGCTGTCGTTATATCATCTGCATTTTGTTTTGTTTCTTTTACTTCCTCTTTTGATGTTCTCTCCCCCTGTTCCGAGCCTGTTCTAATCTCCGCCCCCGAGTGTCAAGGCGGTCAGGGCTTGTTTATGCGTGGTTCTGAAATGGAAATATTTATGAAAATAACTGGTATGTATGGTAATTGGACTAGTACTGATTCTCAAAATTCTTTTCTTTATTGGGATAATGGTTCACAGGTTGCAATTACTTACGGTTCTCCACCGGGTTCTGATGTTAGTCCTTCTCCTCTTCCAGACGGTTCCGGTCGTCAATGTAATTTGGGTTCTGCTTCTGGAAGATTAGTAGATGCTACAATATGCCCTCTAGGTTTAGCAAATCCTCTTTCTTCCAGTTCTTCCGTTGAAGCGTCTAGCAGTAGCGAGCAACAGCAGAGTAGCAGCAGTGCAGGTTCCTCTGATTCTCAAGGCTCTAGCAATTCCAATGATTTAATCGACAAGTGCCGTAGTAATCCTCATTTGCCTGAATGTTCTTGCACATTTTATCCTAATAACCCTTGGTGCAATGAATGTGCTTTGCATCCTGAATTGGCTTTCTGCAATGGCAATGGTAATTGTTCTAATCTAAACGACTGCAACTGGGCAAGAATAGATGTCCAGTTAGAGCAATACGGCGTTGAGAAAGAAATACGTGATAAGATGAAAGATTTACACACTTTGCTAGAAATGGGCTATAATTTAAGCTCTGAGCAGAAGGGTATTTTAGAGGCTTTAATAAATGCCGTCAATTCGGGCTCTGACGGTTCTATTGAGGCTATAAACCGACTCGGCTCTAGGCTTGATAGTTTGGGCTCTGGCATAGTCGGTGGCGTTGGTGATAAAATAGACGGTATGCTAGACGGCATAAAAGATTTTTTCAGTGATTTATTCGGCAAAGGTGACTGCGAGGGTGACGGCTGTGCTCCCGGTGGCTTGGGTGCAGGTGATACATCAGGCTTTAGCAGCAAAGTCAACAAAATGATAGCCGGTGGAGGCAAAGGCTTTGCCCCTTGGACTAATTCGCAGATAGAGGCTTTAATTCCTATCAAAATGGCTTCCGGTCAATGTCCAGTGATTGACAAACAGCTTTCTTTTTTTGGCACTTCAATACCATTCAAGATAGATTTTAATAACCTTGTCAATGGTTTTGACTGGGCTAAATTTATGAAATCTTGCCTTCTTATAACTGTTTATTTCATAAACACTTTTTCTATGATACAAATTTTCAGGAGCGGGGGTCGTAAATGATTAAAATTAAAATGAAAAGGATTTTCAATTTTAGATTTATTCTTTATTTTTTTTGGTCTCTATGTATATTGCTAGGCTCTATATTATTTATTTTTCTTTTTCATGACGGGGGTTTCTAATGGCTGTTCCTGTAGTTGGTGGTATTTTGCTTTCAGTGTTAGGCACTGCTTTTCGCTGGCTTTTGGCAGGCATGGCAGGCAGAATAATTCTTTCCTTTTTCACGCAGGGCATAGTCGTAGCAGGCACACTTTTTTGGGGTGGAGAGATAGCAGAATGGGCAACAGGCAAAATGCTAGAGTTTGTTAAGAACACAGATTTTTGGGCAAGGCTTACACAGGCTTTCGCTTCCTTCGGAGATTTGCCCGACAATGCCTTGCAGCTTCTTGGTTGCATAGGTGCCCGTGAAGTGTTCGTGGCTTTAATTGCTGGTCAAATTAGTGGTATAGGTGTCGCTCTAATCTGCAGGAAATTATTATGAGTGTCAGTGTTAAAACAGGCAAACCCGGTGCAGGCAAAACGCTTGTTACTCTAATGCTTTATATACTTCCTGCTTTGCTTGCCGGTCGTCATGTTTATCACAATATCCCCGGTCTTAATTGCGTGAAAATAGCTTACTATTTGCGTAATAAATACAATCGCAAAGATATAACGCCTTACTATGTGGAATGTCTTTTGCATGATTACTCAAATGAATACTTGTTGGAGAACTGGAAAAAATATTTCCCGAAGCGAACTACAGTTCCTTCCGAAGACGATTTAGGTGCATATTATTTGAATGCCATACCCAAAGCCCCGCCGGGTTCTTTGATAATTTTAGATGAAGCCCAGAAGAAATGCTACATAAATAGCAAGAACTGGAAGGAAGAACGCAACAGGAAATTTTTTGAATATTGTAGCGTGCATAGAAAAAGCAAGCATGAAGTCCTTATCATTACCCAAGACGATGACAATATAGACAGCTCCGTGAATGGCATACGTGAAGAGCTTATTTTCTTAATGAGAATGGAAAGGATAGGCTTAAAAAACAGGGTTCAGCTCCGATACTATCTCGGGCATCAGAGCATAAAGAACACGCCCTATGCGACCAGCAGCGTGAATTACGACAAGGCTATTTTTGACCTTTACCAAAGCTACGCCCCAAATTTGTTAGGCAATATAAAGGAGATAAGAAAAACGAGGTTTATATTGAACAATACGAAGTTCTTGGCTTTCGCTATCGGCGGTATTGTTCTTTTTTCCTGCGGTTTTCCTAACACTATGAAGCTCATGCGGGGCGAGGCTTTCAAGCATGCCCCTCCTGCTTTCAGCTTGGGAGAATTTGAGGAATACTATTGCGGTGACAAGTTCTATGTTCTTCGCTCCGGTGGCAAAGTTGACACATTAGAGCCCAAGAATATTCCCCCAAGCTATTGCCCAAAGTTTAACTATAATTTTAGGAGACTTAACAAATGAGAAAGTTTTTTGATTCATGGCTTGTTCGTGCTTTTTTTGCTTACTTTCTTTTGGCAATAGCAGCTAATGTTATGAGCCATGCCCAGCCCCCTGCATGGCTTGTACCGCAGAATGTTGCTCCAGCTGTTTCCCCGCCCGGTGTGCGTGAGCCTGCGAACGCACAGGGCGGGAATGCTGAAAGCATAACTAGGGTAATCACCAAGGTAAGGCATGATACAATAACGGTTATTAAAGTTGACACAATAACAGTTGTTAGAGTAGACACTCTCAAGCCTCCCAAGCCTCTTTACTACAATTACACAATTTACTATGAAATAGTGGATAAAAAATTTGTTATGCAAAAGAACTTTCTTTGGGATTATTCCAACACATCGCAGAAAACATATTTGCAAAGCAGTGATACTACGCTATTGTCTTTAGGCAAGGAAAGCCTCCGCGAGGCTAGTTATTCTTATGACGATAGCGGTCATAAGATGCAGACTTTTGAGAAGATAATAGACGGCTTGGATATGCGAGTAGTCGGCTCCAGTGTCAATATAACCTACAGGGTTGACAAAAGCCTTTTGCAGTTGAATGGCACTTTTGATATTTTTGGCTTGCTTCAGCTTAGTTCTGATTTCAGCCGTAGGCGTTATCTTTTCAATCTTGTTCCTATAGATTTTCTTTTCGGTTCGGAGAAATGCACTCTTTTTTTGAGAGTGGAAAAAACGGAGGTTAAATAAATGGACTATTTCATAGGCTTTGTGCTTTGTTGTTTTTTTTGGTTTGCCATAATTGAGGGAATGAGGTAATACTATGCCGTTTATATTTCTTTTTCTTTTTGCTTCTTTTGCTTGGTCTCAGGATTGCACAGAGAACAATCCTAATTGTTCCTCGTTGTCAACTATTGCTGGTCAAGCCACTACTCTCAGTGCTCTTAGAAATCTATGCACCACTAGCGGTGGTCTTATTCAGAACTGCCAGAAGGCAGGCAAGGTTAACGATTATTGTATTTTTCAAGTTTCTGCTAATAATTACCATGTTCGTGGCACTTGTTTTGTTGCCCCTCCGCCTCCCCCTTCCTCTTCTTCCGTTTCTGTTGTTGTTCCCCCTGACCCTCCCCCTCCGCCTGTTTCGTCTGCTTCTCCCCCCCTTGAATACAGCAGCACCTCTTGGGACTGCCCTAGTAATGAGTTTAACCCAGTTAATGTATTGAATGGCTTTAGTGATTATTGGGAGGTATTTTATTTGATATTTGCCTGCTTTATTTTGGTCAAGTTGGTTAACATGATAAAATAAAGCCTAAGTCATAGTCTAGGGCTTCACCCCGCCCTAGGCTCTGCTCTAAAATTTGCCCTTTCCACAGCGTGGAAACGCAAATTTTAGAGTGGAAGGGCTCCCTAGACTATGACTTGGACACACAGGGGGCGGGCTTGTCTTAATGCCCCCTGTGTCTAGTGTCTAATTATTAAAATGAGGTTTTTAAATGAAATTTAAAAAGTCTTTGCTTAGAAAAGAACCTGTTATTAGGTCTCGTGCTTGGCAGCTTATTATTCCAGCAGGCTGGGATAATTTAGATGTAATAAAGGAGCGTTGCCGAGGCATAAGCAGGAATTATTATTTTATTTGCCATGAGTTTGATAGGAATGAATTAGGCGAACCTGTGAAACCTCATTGGCACTTGCTTATGTCTTTTGCTAACCCTAGAACTTTGGACACAATGCAGGGACATTTCGGGGAATGGGGCAAGTTTGACGAACCCAAGAAAAAGAAAAAAGAAGCTGTCAAAGAAAATGAATCTTCCGATGTTGAAATAGGTAAATCGGCTGATTTGGAAAATGAGCAATTATTACGCTCAAATTCGTTTGAGCGTGTTTATAGCCTTGACGGGGCTAGAAGGTATCTAGTCCATTGGGAAGACCCCAATAAATACCAATATAGCCCTCTTAGCGTTGAGACCAATGATAAATTGTTTATTAACCTTTTTCTGCTCAAAACAGACGAAATAACGGCTACCAAGAATGTAATAACCAGCTTTAAGAAGCTTGCATTGTGCAGCACGTTTGACGAGTTTTTGTCTGAGTTTGAAGCCGTCATGTACACCATGAGCAATGCCCAACGCATAACGCACGTTATAGGCTTGCGAAGGTATTACAATGAATACAGAAACAACCTTTACAATACAGACGGCTTTGACAAATTGCCACCCCCCAAAACTGACGGCTTCACGCCTGTGTCTTTGGAGGAACAAATTAGACTGCAGAAAGAATTGGAAAAATTGCCCTTTTAACATAGGAGAAAAAAAATGTCTTTAAATTATGTTTGTCTTTTGGCTCGTGGCTTTAGCTGCAAAGGCTGTGGTGCTTTTTCTTTATGTCCTTATTATCGCGTAGAAATTAAAAAACGTGGTAAATATTTTAAATCAAAGAAATAA